AATCTATCATCATCTCGTAATTGTCTTTGTTGTTCTGCTTGTCTATCATATTCCTCAATTAACCCTTGATTTGCTACACGAGCAATATCTGCTGACTTTTTAAGCTGTACATTTGTTGTTGCTGTTTCAATTGCTGCCTTTACACTTACATCTTTTAATTTATCTATTGTTTTTGTTCCAATATCAGCTACTTCTGTAACTGCTTCGCCAATATTTGTTACAATATCTTTTCCTGCGTCAAAGGCTTCTGTTCCAATTTCAATAACTTCCTCTTTTATACTATTTAATTCGTCTTGTAATTCTTTAATTCTGGCTGGGTCATTCCCACCAAACCACGATTTTTCCCAAGCTAATTGTGCACCTAATATTGTAGCTTTAATACCATTGAATGCTAATTTAAACGGAGTTATGGCTATTTTAATGATACCACCCATAACTTTACCAAGTGCGTCAAAATTTTCACTATTTGATAATACACTTTTACCTACATCTACCAAAGCACCAAACACTTGATTAAATACTATTTGTGCTGTTTCAAATGCGATTCGTAAACCATCTACAACTTCTTGATTCCTACCTATTGCTTCTTTTACAAATTCAAATCCTTTTTGTAAAACTGTTAAAACAACTGCAGCCCCAGCAATATTTTTTAATGTTAATCCTACTTTTTTTACACCTTTTGCTGAATCCTCTGCTGTTTTTTCTACATCTTTTAATGATTCCTCTGTTTTTTTATTAGCAGATTGTACTTCTTTTTGTAGTTCTTCGTATTTTTTAGTTAAATCGTCTAAACCTTTTAAAGCTTCTTTATATTTTAATTCAAAATTTACCTCTACATTCTGTGCCATTATTTATTTTTTAGTTGTTTAAACATCTCTTTGACTGTCTCTGGCATTTTATATTTACCCTGTGCAATCTTTATTGCTTCTGTTTCGCCTTTGACAAATTGTAATAAATCTAAAATGTGCTTTATCATACTATATTCAATAATTCTAAACTACTTTCACCTGTTGTTAGGTTAGTTGTAATGCTATTAATTCTATAATTGTTATTATTTAACGATATTTTGTCGTTTAATTTTAAATTGTATATTATTTTTAGTGGTAACATAGCTTGGATTTTAGTTAATCTTCTGCTATTATTAAAAACATCAGTCAAATAATTTTTATAATAAACCTCAAATAAAGTATCAGAAAATGTGCTATCGTCTGTGTATTCATTTACTTCTAATTGAAAATTAATATTTTCCTTACTACTTGCACTTGATATTGTTTTACTATTTGATGGTATAATATAATTAGTTAATTGTTGGTGGCTATTAGATGTATTTCTAAATGATAATCCTGTACCACTTGTTTGTCTTATTGCATAAAAAATTAGTGGACTACCATAATAAGATTCTTTATTATCATCTGCAAACCAACCCCATTGTATAGTTTTTTCATCACCACCGTTTGCGTCTTTTAATCTTTGATATTGTAAATGTTCAAATGGTATTTCTATTTTATATTCTCCTTGTGGTGCGTCATATATTGCATTATCTAAAGAAAAATCTAATGTACCCCAACCTGTATTCTCTAATTGCTCAAATTGTTTAGCTAAAAATGTACCTAACCCTTTATAGCCTAATTTAATTTCTCTAAATGGTAAAGCAATATCAACTGCACTTGAATCAACATTTACATATTCGTCTATTGTCCAAGTAACACTTGAAGCATTATAATAACTATCTAATGTTCTAACCACAATTTTTCCTGTTTCATCTATAAAAGCAGTTAAATTAAACATTTGGAAAATACCTGTTAAAAAATCAATTATTTTCATTTGTGGTATTTGTTCCGTAATAACAAACTGAAAAGTTGTTGAGGTTGTTAATGAGCTACCATTTCTCCAAATATCAGTCCAGCTACTATTAATTATCTCTCCCCCTTTTGTTCCGTTTATTTCCCAACTGATATTACTTGTATTAAATGTAATTCCACTTGCGTCAGATGTTCCTACTTTTAATGTGAAACTACCAGCCGTTATTGTGAAATCACTATCAGTTATAAGTGTTGTTCCTGTACAAGCTTGTTTTTGATAATATAAACTACCATTTCTAAATATTTGTACGTCATATTCAATATTTACGTCTGTGGGTGTTAAACTTAAATTAAATCCATCTATACTATTTGGATAAGATACTAAACTGCCATCTACAATAAGTGCACCGCTTGACGTTGTTAATTCTGGACTTGCAGTATTATAAGGAGACCACAAAGAAAGTTGAGTAAAATTTGTTGTTACTTGTTCTGCAGGTTGCACATCTCCCTTTTTTCTGTGTAACCACATATAAAGATTGTACCAAGTATCGTCTGATGAATCAAAGAAATCTGTGGAAAAATCGATTTCAGAATATTTTGTTTCTATTGCAAGTATTATATCGTGCAATCTAATGGCATATTTTAAATCATTCCAAAAAACACCGTGGTCGTGATTACTTCCTGTATGATAATAAACATTTCCTGTATCGTTTGTATGTGCTGATGAACTACTATTATAAAATAATTGTTTTCCGTGTGTTATTAAAGGCACTATAATTGTGCCTAATGTTCCTTGTAATTTTGTTCTAACATTTGTTGCGTCATAATCTAAATTATTTGAATTTAAACTTGACAAAGAACTTAATTCATCTTCGCCTAAAATATCTTTAAGATTTACCGTTTCACCAAAAAAAGTAATTTTATATGCGTAGGGTTTGTTTTTTTTTAAATTAACACCTTCTAATCTTATAAATCCTTTTTTAAAAGGTATAGAATTTAATTCTATTTTTGCTTTCTTTTTTTTTCTTGCGTCAAATCCATCTGTAATATCAAAGTTGTAATAATGTTTAAATAGTTTATTATTTTCTTTTGAAGCTGGTATTGTAAATGTTTGCGTAAATTCTGTAAATATTTTTTTTATATCTCTTACATTTTGTATGGTTTGTGTAATTGAAACAGATTCGTCATTAAATAAATCAACCCTTTGGTATGTTGGGGTTGCATTTAATGGTGTTGAATCAATATATAATTGTAATTTTTGCATTATCTAATATTGTTTATATAATCAAATGCTTCTTGAAAATCTATTGTATATTCTATTAACCTGTCGTTTAATTGTGTTTTTCTTGTGAATGTACTTGTAACAACTTTCATAGGTACATTTTTCATTGTGCCTGAATAAGTTGGTTTTCGTACCCAAACATATTCAGAAAGCAATAATTCTTCAAACCATTCGTTTGTAAACTCAGGATAATAACCTGAACTTAATTTTATGTTACCCTTACCTTGTTTATTTAATGTTTTTACGCTATGTTGTTTTGTATCTAATGTTGCTGTATTATTAGTGCCAAATGTAACTATACTTCTTTGATATTCTTCTTGTTTGGTATTTAAGGTATCTACTCGTTTATTTTGAAACCACAATTCTTGTATTGTTCCCCACTTATTTAAAAATAAAACTTTAATCGGCGTAAATCTTGAACAATCCAATCTTTCAATAGTCATTGCTTGACTTCTTATTGTAACGGTTGTTTCTGAAGCGTCAAATTCATAATATTGTACGTCTCCGTTAGTATCTAAATAAGGAAAAGAACCCTCAAAACCACTTGGTGCATAAACTTTATATGTATCAGTACCAGAGTAATTTGGTGAAAATAAATACACCTGTGAACTATTTATTACAGGATTAACTCCATCTGTAAATATTCCGTAGCCATCTATTCCTGTATGTGTAACAGTATCAGTTGTACCTACTTGTGTTCCTTCTGCATTAGCTTGTGGATAAAATTTAATTGCTCTTGATATTGCTATTGTATTACCAGAGTGACTAAAATCATTATCGACACTTATATCTAAATAATCTCTACATAATTCTGATATTTCAAATTCCACATTGCTACCTGCTGTACAATCTTTTATAATTGTATATCGTAATGTACTATCTATCGTTAATTCTAATTTTGCCGATACTGCTGTTGCAGGTGTTAATAAAACTTCGTATCTCGGGCTTCTTAATTTTATAATTGCCATATCTATTTATTTTGTCCGTATAAAAAATTATTTTCTATGTCTAAAGAAATTGCTTCTGTAAATTTTTGTGAAAATCTTTTTAATGCTTTATTGTATGGTTCAGTAAAAAACATTGTAGCTTTTATACCTGATAGATAAATACTTCTTGTAATTAAATATTGCATTGTTTTACGACTTAAAAATCTACCTTTATCATCTCTAACTCCCTTTAGGTTTTTTTGTACAGTCCATCTGTTTATTGCTTTACGCAAACCTTTGCTTTTCATACTGCCAAACTTGTATGGACTTTTTGGTGCTTTTTGTGTACCAAACCATTTTGCACCTTTTGGTAATTGATTTGGATTTTTTCCCTTAACACCTTGGTCTACAAATTTACCATAATCTTCCATTAAAAATTCTACCAAAAATGCGTCCTTTTCTTGTATTATGTTTGCGTCAATAGAATCATATAATTTACCAGAGCTTTTTTTATCAGCTTCTACCAATTTTTTTCTTGCTTCTCTGATAACATAGTCAGAAAATCTTTTTAACTCTTTTTCTAATTCCTCAAACTTTAACATATCGATATATCGTTTCTGATTGTTATATCCATTGTAACAGACCAACCTGCTAACTGATTTTCAAACCTATCAACAAATGGTTCTGCATTTGGTTGTCCGTCTAATTGGTATCCACTTGTATGTAAATCCCCTCTGCTTAATAATTGTATTAGTTCATTAACAACAGATAATTGTGTGTTTAATATATCTTGATGGTTGTCGTTACCTCTAAAAATATCTATTGTTTCTGCCTTTGATGTATTTACAATATCCATCGCCATTACGCTTACATTAAAAGTCAAAGTTTGTTCTCCTATAACTACATTGTTTACCAATATATGTGCAAGTGGAAAAATATTTTGTTTTCGTAAATTAACCTGTGATATATCTCCAGATGTAACTTCATTAACATTTGCGTCTTTTAATAATTGGTCTTTTATTGTATTTGTAACTAAATAATAACCTCTGATTCCTGTATTGCTCATTTAAAATTTCTTTTTATTTGTCTTGATTCCAATTCTTGTTTTTCTTTCATAAATGTCAGCATCATTAAACATTCGTGTAACTCTAATTTAGTGATATTTTGGAATTTTGTAATATCTCCTCCAGCGAGTGCATAAATTGATTGATACCATCCCCATTTCCTATTGAAGATAGATAGTCCGTCAAGTCCTGTTTCTGATTTTTGTCCAAATAATTCGTCATAGCTTTCGACAAGTCCAGTCCTAAACGAAAAAAAAAACTTATAGAACCAAGTACCACATTCATTGGCATATCTAACATATTATTTTTTGTATCTGTTTTATAATCCTCTATTAGATACTTTTCTCCTACTTGTGATTTAATTGGTCTGTATAACACATTCATTGCTACGTGCATATTTGACCAATCGTTTATATAAGAATCCAAATCAATATATTCCCCAAAAGTCATATTTTCCAAATCTGGTATAAAGCCATAGTCTGTACCATTCATTGTAAAATTTCTAATTAGGTTACTTTGTTTGTCAAACATATTATTAATGATATTAGAGATTCTTGTTACATCTCCAACTTTCATTAACCTAACTGTTTTACCATCTAAATTGCAAAATATTTCTATCAGCTTACATTGTAAAAAATAAGGGTCGTCATTGTTTTCCTGTATTTTTAAATATTTCTGATATTGTCCTAAAGTTATTTCACTTAACTTATTTGGGACTTTTAAATTTGCTTTCATAACTATATAACGATTTTAATTGTGTTTTTTAGTACAGAAATTTAAGCAGAATTTTTGGAATAAAAAAAGGGGACTACTTTAGCCCCCTTACACCAAACTACAAAGTGCTAAACACACTTACACTAATTTAATATTTTTTTTCAAAGTTTGGTACTTTTTATTAATATCTTCTAATTCTAAAAGTGCTTTATTTTTACGCTCACGATAATCGCTAACTGCAATTTTATGTTTTTGTAATTCATCTTGCAACTTCATAGTGTAAAAAGATATATCAATAATCGCTGTGGTAAACTTTTGCAAATCTTTGCTTTTGCTTTTATCAGTCCATTTTTTTAATAGACCTAAACATAAAGTCATATTTGCATAGTATTCCATATCGCTTAGGTTTTGTATTTTGTCCATAATTACGGTTTAATTAAGTCCAAGTCGTATTGGTCTGCAACATAATTAATATGTTTTTGTGTGGTCTGTGACCAATAACCTAATTGAAATAATTTGGTACCAGCTATGATACCAACTCGTGTGTCGTAACTCCAAATATCATCATTGATGACTTTGAGGTTCTGTTTGTATTTGTCTAATTTGTATGTCATTTGTATTTGTTTTATGATATAAATATAAGCAATATTCCTAATTATTAACAATTTTTTTAATAATTGTTTCGTTTTTTGTAGCAATTTTGGTTTTCTCTGCTAAATAATAACGCCAATAAGCTACGATACTGCATTTGTCTTTATATTGGTCTGGCATAGCTTGTGGTGGTTGCACAAATATACTTGTTGGCATACCACTTGGTGCGTGTTGTAAAGGTACAGCGCATTTAAGCTCTGTTAGGTGCGTTCTACCGTATCTTCTGTCGTATTCCATACATATACCTATAAAATGATAATAAAGCCAATAGTAGTGCTCTGTATTAGCCCTAACCCATTTTGTTGATGGGTGATTATAATGTGCTTTTTTATATGGAACATTGTGTCCGTTACCAAAATGATGATGAGCTGTGCATAACATTTGTGCTGATTCTATAATCATTTTACATACGTGCTTGTTATAAAGATATTTGGCAGCGATATAGGGGTTTTTGTCTAAGTAAAATATGTTCATAGGTATAAATATAAAAAAAAGCAGGGTTACTATTATTCGCCCTGCTTAATCAATTATTGTGCAACCTGTTGCAAACTATCCTCGTGAATACCAATATTGGAATCTAAGGCGTTGCCTTTTATTACCTCAACTACTAATGAAAAAGAATAATCCAAATCCAAAGCTTCTCTAACTTCTTTTTTGAGATATACACTTACATTTCCGTTTTCGTCTTCGGTGGCTGTAAATAATTTGGTGTTATAATCTACCTTAATCATATTGCTAATATAAACAATATTCCTAAATAATAACAATTTTGTTAATTATTGTATGATGTATTTACCAAAGTTTGGTCTGCTTAAAATACTATATGTTGCGTAACGACAAGGGTCGATAATATGATTATGTTTGTCCTCTGGTATATTGGTTAGCCTACCTGTTCTATCCTCTGTCCATTTATAGTTTCTAAATTCTTGTATGGCATTATTACTTGTGGTTAATATATGTATCTTGTATCGCTTTAATAAATCGATTCCTGCATTAACTGAATCCTTACCTTTCATACTTGGAAATATATTGTGCCCCATACTTCTTAATTCTGAAATCAATCTTGGCTCGGCACTATCTGCATATATTGGATTCCTGTCTAATTGTTGTTCCAATAAAAACAAGTGTATGTCTCTTGTTGTCATCTGTGTTCTATACAGATACTCTCGTATATATAAGTTATATTCTAATGTATAAACAGCAACCAATGTTGTAGGGTCGTTGGTAAATCCAAAATCCATTCCATACGCTAATAATTTAGCTTCCTCTGGTATTTGTTGTATTTCAATGTAATTAAATATTGTTGCCCTACTTGCTGCCCTTTCTCCTAATCCATATATTTGCCAATATTGTTCGTCTGTATCTTTTAACCTTTCTATTTCTTTTATGATTGCTTCCTCTATAAATGGATTGTCTTTGTAGGTTGTTTTAAAAAAATCACAATCGCTTCTCGGTATCACTTTGTCATATATCCAATGATATTCATCTGATGGATTAAAGTCAATTACAATTCGTTCCTTTGTTCTAAATATAAGTTGTTGCCAATCCTCAAAATATAATTCGTTGGCTTCGTTTATAAATAACAGGTTTCTTTTCCTACCTCTAATTTTCTGTGCTTGGTCTAATGCTACAAACTCTATTAAATTACCAAACAGATTATATTCAGAGTTGGATTTATTATGGTATAATTCGGAATACATATTGTTATTTACCAATATCTCCATAAAATCCCTTAATACTGTAGCCCTTAAACTTGGAAACGACTTACGACAGATTGTGATTATTTTTTTCTTGTTATTGGCACAATAGTCAAATATAATCCACATAAGAATATTGTAGGTTTTTCCTGACCTTGTACCACCTTGCTCAACTACTATTTTTTTATCACTATTGGCTAAGTGTTTATAAACTATATTAGTCTGTATCTTTTGTTTTATCAATTATCTCTATTTGAAAGTTATTAGGCATTCCGTCTGCACCTGTAATTTCTGTCCTTTCAATGTAACCTCTGTGCTTTCCTTTTGTCTTTAGATAAAACATAGTTGAACTTGGTATTCCTTTACCTATTTGTTGGTGCAGTTGGCTTTCTGCAAAATCAAGTGCTACATTTTCAATGTCTTTTACTTTTTTAGCAAAGTCATTATCCTCACTTAACCATTTATAAAATGTGCTTCTTGGTACTTTTGCTTTTTTACAAGCCATTGTTACAACACCTAAACTTTGTTCAAGTGCTTTTAAAATACTTTCCTTTTTTATGTGTCTACTTTTGTCCATCAATATATTTTTTTAAATCATATTCAATTTCCCAATTCAGTATTTCCTTTGTGGCATTTACCATTGTTATTGCGTGTTCTCTT